AAAGTAAGAACCAGTTGTTCTAATATCTGCAGGTTCTAAGATTATAGGTTCCTTTTCTTTTAGTTTCAAAGATTCTAGCTCGTGCATAGACAAGTCATTAATCCTAAAGTCAGACTCTATCTTATAAAGGACTTCTGGAAATTCATAACCGGTCTTAAGCTGAGCTACGTCTAAGGGACTAAAATACACTTTCTCAGTTGCATAGTCTACAAAGTAAAGATTGCCTTTACTTGTCCACTTAAAAAAGCAACTAGGGTTTCTATCGTCTCTAAAAGGATTGACATACCTCTTACCTATCTTAACAGACTCCAAGTAAAAAGACATAATGTTCTCTTGTCCTATTAAATCATAAACTTTTTGAATAGTGGGTAGCGTTTCTATACTATTTATATCCATAAAACAAAGTTGGTGTTGGGTTAAATAAAAAGGGAAAGTACGAGACTTTCCCTTTTATTCCTAAATAAAACTTAAAACAATCCTGTGCTTCCAGGTGCTGAGTTGTTTTCTGAACTTGATGGTGAGTAGTTTGGCTCCTCATCAGGTGCAAAAAATGGGTTATCATCATCCACGAATTCTTTCAAGATAAAAGAATCTCCGTAGAAATCTTTACAACCATACTGACCTTGGAACTTCTTCTTCACATAGTCGGTTACAGGTGAGCTCAAAGGAATAATACCTTTAGTGAATACACTTTGATATTTTCCGTCACGGATAGTTAACGGAACTTTGATACCAGAACCTTTTTGGTTAAAGGCATCGAAGAAGTCTTTCAACTCTCCTACTTTACCTTTAGATATACTTTCCCAAGAGTCAAGCACAAATGGCTTTTCTTTTGGTCTAGCATTAGCATAAGCTTTAAGGAGTTCGTAAACATCCTCTTCGCCAGTTTTAGCTTCTCTGATTGTCTTTGTATCTAGACGATACATAGGGTCTTTTGTTTGTTGGTCTTGGCTTAAAGATGCCAAGTCGATAGCCCAAGCGGTTTTAGTATAATTATCTATATACTGTTTTTTACCGCTATTTTGGCCAACAACGCTATCATTGTTTACCCATAGGCTGAATTTGCCTAGGAGTTCGGTATCACAAGAAGAATGATTCTTGTACCAGAAATCTAGTCTCATTTTGCCCTCAGTCTTATCATAAGCAGGGTCTTTGATTTTTTCTACGTCAACATCGAATAATTTAGCTAGTGCTTTTTCGTTGGGGTTAACTGCTACAATCTGAACAGGTGCATAACCGGTGTAAAGTTTTTTCTCAAACCCACCTTGGTTTTCTTCTACGTCATTTACATTAATTGCCATAATACTTTTTTGTTTTTTTGTTTGTGTTATTTAGTTGTCTTTGGTGATTTCTCATTAAGAGTAATATTCTTCAATTTTATTTGAAACAAGTTGCAAATCATTAGGAATCATTGTATCATCAAACATTCCCATAGGAGATTTTGCAGGACGCTTCTTGTAACGATTTGTAAGGAAGTGATATTCCATACCGTTTTTACCTTCTTCTGCAAAGGTGTAAAGACAGATGGTAAACAATCCTTCCAAATTAATATTGTTGTCAAGCATTTTCATTGATACCCTAAAGTTTCCTAAAGGGATTAGACTATATCTTGTAATTATTTGCATTTGTACTCCCATTTAAAACCGCTAGCAGTTTTAGTTCTTCCACTACAAACATTTTGGATTGCTCCTCTGCTTGATTTGTTGTCTAAAGCTGCGTGTTGCAAAGAAGGATATTCCGCAATAAACTCTCCATTTAAAGAAAGTTTAATAACGGCTTTATATCTTTTTGCTTTGGTTTCTTCTGATTGTCTTTTTCCAGTGTTAATTGCTTTTAATTTCTCTTTTGTAGTTGTAGAAAGTTTTTTGCCTTTATGTCCAAGGCTTATTTTTTCTCTAACTTCTAGAGGTCTTGCTACCCCTCTAATAGCTTGGGCTCTTTTTTCAATCGTTTCTTTAGAAACAAATTGATTTTTATTGCCATCTCCTCCTTCAGTCATATTAACTAAAGAAAAATTCCAAGCTTTAAATTGTGCAATCCAATACTGTTCTGTTTGTTCCCAAATGTTTTCATCTACACTTTCTACAAGTTCTATTATTGGAAGTAAGTTATTGTTGGTTAACTGTTTTATCCAATTAGATCTATAGTTGTGTTCTTTGTTTGTGATAGCTGCAGAAATATGTCCACATAATCTTTTTTCTAAAGATTGCACAGTTTTTCCTACATAACGAATTTCGTTATTTCTAGGATCTGCTAGTGTATATATTTTTACTTTTCTCATTCTACAAATTTATAAAAACTTTTAGTTAAATGCAAGTGATTACCCTACCATTTCCCCCAAAGTTTTCTTTGGAGTACTCCCCATCACAGGGATAGTCGTTGAACCTTCTTCCTTAGCATTACCTATTAGGAAGCTTGGCTGCTGATTACCCAATCCTAGTCTCTTTCACTATGCTGAAGTCATTACTGCTTCAGTGAGTGTACTAGGCTCTAAGGGCTTTCCAGTCAGTTAGATAGGTACAGGCAAAATTTATTCACCAATTGTCTTCATTTTGTAGCTTACAATCTCTCCGCCATCTTCTACAGCTTCTGAGTGACCTAAGCAGAAAACTTTCAAATCAGCTCTTAGTCCACGAACAGCAGACAAGATGTTGAACATGTTTTGACCTATCTGAGAAAACTTGGTATAACCAATCTCTGTAGCTCTTTTCATAAATTCAAATCCCATAACATACTGAATATCGTCAATAACAATATTCTTAACGTGTTTACCTTTCTCGCTTATGTTTTTAAGCAAGTCTACAATTTCTTTAGACGTAGAGATTTCTAGATAATTCTTTTTGTCTAAACTGTACATTTTAGAAGCTCCTTTGAACGGTAGCTCCTTACCGGCTACACCAATGATAATGGTTTCTTCCGGATTTAATGTTCTAATACTGGTTGATTTTCCTTCGCCTGAAGGACCGATTACTCCTACTAATAGTGCCATATTTTATTTTTTATAAGTTTCTTTGTAGTATTGTTCTGCTAACTCTTTATCTAAGCGTTCATCTTCGTAAAAATCACCATCGCTATAACCTTCTTTATACGCTTCAACTATCTGTTCCTTTTCCATTTCTAAGGCTTGCTGAATTACCTCATATAAATCATTATACGCTTCTTTATGGGTAAATCTTAATTGTTCTATCAATCTTTGAACCGCTGTTTGTTGTTTATTGTTTGTCATTGCTCACCTCCTCCGTAGGTTTGTTCGTAGTATTGTTCGCCAGTTAGTGGTAGCGTACTTTCAGGATAATCAATCCCATGAACTGTTCCTTTGTTGTATGCAGTTTCAATTCTTTGCTTTTCCATTTCTTTGGCTTGTTCAAATAACTTAGCAATGAACACTCTTGCATCAGTGCCTACATTTAACTTGTTGATTTCTTCATTAAACCATTCTACTGCTGTTTGTTTCATAGTTCTTGTTTTTCTTTTTTTAAGTCCATTGTCCATCCAAAAAAAGTTACAAATTGTTTAGCAGCAAGACCACACATTTTTTTACTTTTAACTTTTGAGTATAAAAGTTCTTTTCTAGCATCTGCATTTTCTGATAGGTAATTAGCTAACCAGTTTATAAATTCTTGTTCTTGTTCTTCTGTCCATTGATAGTCTAAATACCAATTGTCAGACTGTACATACTCGTCAGAATACTCAATGCTGGTATTCTCAAACATTTTTTGTAATATAATTCTAAGATGTATACTTATCTGTTTTTTCTGCATTATTCAAATTTAAATCACTAATATTAACTTTCCAAGTTAAACTGTTCGTTTTTACTCTTTTTTACGTAATATTCATAGTTATATTTAGGTCCACCCATATTCTGAGCTTTAGGTAACTCTTCAAAGTGAGGGACTCCTCTAGCAAAATACATACCTAATCTACCTGATAAACCAGCTAGACGGTCTTTTAAAAATCTAACACTTCTATAATTGTCTTGCATGTAGTTTATATCATAACCCTGATGTACCTCTATGTCGTATCTAAAAGGTGCGAAGATACCCAAAACTACATCTGCAGACCGTTGAGTTGTTTTACAGTCTGCTAAATCTGCTAAGGACGGCTCTAATTTAGCCTCTACTAATTCTCCTCTATTAGTGAACATTTGAGATTCACCGCTAGAGGCTTGTTGTTGGATAGGTACAAATATCAAATTGTACCTCTTACAGAATACCTCTAAACCATACTGGTCTACAAAAAAGCTAAGAGTTTCTCTTAAGTCAAAGTTAACCCCTCTTACTGTCTCCGTGTGTAAAAGAGAGATATGATCCACTACTACAAAGTA